CGGATAGCATTGATCCCGGCGAGGAGCAGATGAAGGTTCTCGCCTGCGTGGTCTCTCACATTTTGTGTTCGAACTTTCCCTCGGAGACAGACGCGCTGGTGGCGTTTAACGTTTTCACCGGATGCGTTGCGGACGCCGTCACCAAGGCGCGCAATTCTCATTATACAATGTGGGTCGGGCATGACGACACGGCGCACTGAAGCTGAATATGCTTGACATCCCGAGCATAGATCTTGCCCGGCAAGAGTTCGAGCTCGACCGGGCCGACGCCGAAGAAAGCCTCGCCGAGTTCATCCGTCAGGCGTGGAGCGTTCTTGAGCCCGGGCAGCCATACATCCACGGCTGGCACATTGACTTCATCTGCGAGCACCTCGAAGCCATCACCGACGGCGTAGAGTTCAATGACGGCACGCATTACAACCGGCTACTGATCAACGTGCCGCCCGGCACAATGAAGTCTCTCACTGTTGGCGTGTTCTGGCCGGCGTGGGAGTGGGGCCCGCGCAACATGCCGCACATGCGATATGTCTGCGCCTCCCACAGTCAAAGCCTCGCCATCCGCGACAGCATGAAGATGCGGCGCCTGATCATGTCCGAGTGGTATCAGGAACGCTGGGGCGACCGCGTGAAGCTGGTTGGCGACCAGAACGCCAAGACTAAATTCGAAACCACCGCCACCGGCTTCCGCGAGGCCGTCGCCGCCGGATCTATTACCGGCGCCCGTGGCGACAGGGTCATCATCGACGACCCGCATAGTGTTGAGGGCGCCGCGTCAGATCAGATGCGCGCTTCGACTATTGAATGGTTCCTCGAAGCCGTCCCGACGCGCCTCAATAACCCAAAGTCGAGCGCCATCGTCACGGTAATGCAAAGGCTCCACCATGAAGATGTCTCAGGAATTATTCTTGATCGCGACTTGGGCTACGATCACATTTGCCTCCCTATGCTTTACGATCCGGCAGCCGCGAAGGAAACGTTGCTTGGCTTCAAGGATCCGCGAACGGCGGATGGCGAACTTCTTTTCCCGGAGCGCTTCCCTGAAGAAGTGGTAGATCGCGACCGCCGCGTGATGGGCGAATACGCCTTCGCCGGCCAGATGCAGCAGACCCCGACGCCTCGCGGCGGCGGCGTCATCAAGCGGTCGTGGTGGCAGCGCTACTCGCGCGAAAGCTACCCGCCGTTTGATTTCATCATCGCCTCGCTCGACACCGCCTACACGACGAAGCAGGAAAACGACCCGTCGGCGATGACCGTGTGGGGCGTGTGGACGGGCGGCGACATGAAGGCGCAGATCACGCGGGCGCTTACGGTCGATGGCTCGCCGACAATGATGGCCCGCACCTACTCGCCCGAGCACCCGAAGGTCATGATGATCTACGCGTGGCAGGAGCGGCTTGAACTGCACGAGCTCGTCAACCGCGTGCGCGAGACCATGCAGGACTACGGCGTCGACAAGCTGCTGATCGAAAACAAGGCCGCTGGCCACAGCGTTGCGCAAGAGATCAGGCGCGTTTATGGTTCCGATGATTTTGGCGTTCAGCTGATCGATCCCAAGGGGCAAGACAAGTTAGCGCGTCTCTACAGTGTTCAGCACTTGTTTGAAGAGGGGCTGATCTACGCGCCAGACCGGTCATGGGCGGATATGGTCATCACGCAAGCCGAGCAGTTCCCCAAGGCGGCGCATGACGATCTTGTCGACACGGTTAGCATGGCGCTGCGCCATCTTCGGGAGCTCGGGCTGCTTGTGCGCGGGGCGGAATTTACCGCAGAGCTCAATGATAGTATGCTGCATCGCGGCTCTGCGGAGGATCCGCTCTATCCAGTATAGTAGGAAATTCAAGATGATATTAGCAAGTGCTATTGTTGACTCGCTCGAAGAGCCGCCGCCTCATGGCAAGGGCCTTGGGCGGTTTCGCGTTGAATGTTGGGGAAAATCCCCGCACGATTATGTTAGAGTATACGAAATAAGGGCAAAAAATCAGGATGCTGCAGCGCGAGAAGGATTGGATAATTTTGTTAACGACATAGAGGCCTTGTTAAAGAAGGGGGAATTGGAGCAGCCGTGACTTTTTATGTTTATGAGCATTGGAGGTTGGACACAGACACTTGCTTTTATGTTGGCAAGGGTAGCGGCTCGCGGGCTTATCAGCGGAAAAGCAGAAATATTCATTGGTGGAATATTGTAAACAAAATTGAAAGGATGGGCTCTGGGTATGAAGTAAGGCTTGTCGCCACCGGATTGTCAGAAGATCAGGCTTTTCTATTGGAAGGAGAAAGAATTGCATTGTCAAGTCGGGAGGGGGCAAAACAAAACAGGCGCGAAATGTCAGAGCGCATGACTGGGGAGAAAAATCCTTTTTATGGAAAAACACATTCCGACGAAGTGAAAAGCAAACTTTCCAGTCTTTTTAAGGGAAAACCAAGAACGGGCTGCAAACCGCTGACGGACGATCAAAAACATGCTATTTCATTAACTCTGAGCGCCAAAGGTATTAGGCCGCCATCGCGTAAAGGTATTTCGCCAAGTTTAGAGACAAGGCAGAAGCAGGCCAGCTCTTTGAGGGCTTATTGGGCTGCCAGAAAGGCAAAGGATAAATGTCTATGACCCCCGGGCTCAACCCTAATCTCCGTCTCCCGCAGGATGAGCCGGAAGCGGGGCTCGCCCCGGCGGAAGACGTCATCGTCGAGATATCCGAAGGCGACCCCAAAGTCGCCACCGACGATCACGGCAACATCATGCGCATCGAGCACGACGACGGCTCGGTCAGCCTGTCGCTCGACGGCAAGCCTATCGAAGAGGCGTCGGTCGCAGAGCGGGCGCAAGAGTGGTTCGCCAATCTGGTCGACGACATCGACGCCGGCACGCTCGGCCTTGTCGCCGACGACTTGTTGCGCGGCGTGCGCGACGACCTAGAAAGCCGGCAGGATTGGATCGAGGACCGGGCGCAGGGCATCAAGCTGCTCGGCCTCAAGGTTGAGATCCCCGGCCTGCAGGGCGCCGCCGACGGCGCTCCGGTCGAGGGCATGAGCCGGGTTCGCCACCCGCTGCTGCTCGAAGCTGTCCTCCGCTTTCAAGCCAATTCGCGCAGCGAGATGCTGCCGACCGACGGGCCGGTGAAGGTCCGCGTCGACAGTGTCGGCTCGACCATCCAGACAGACTTCCTCGCCGACGCGCTGGAGAAAGACTTCAATGCCTACCTCACCGCCGTCGCAAAAGAATACTATCCTGATACTGACCGGATGCTGTTTATGCTGGGTTTCGGCGGGACCGCATTCAAGAAGGTTTACTTCTGCCCCCTGCGCGGTCGCCCGGTCAGCGAAACGGTGGATGCGGACGACCTCATCGTCAACAATTCCGCGACGACCCTTCAGGACGCCAAGCGCATAACGCATCGCGTCTACGCCAAGGCGTCGACCGTGCGTCGCCTTCAGATCCTCGGCGTCTACCGGGACATCGACCTGTCGACGCCGATGTTTGAGGCGCATGACGCCGTGCAGCGTGAGAAGGCGGACCAGCAGGGCGTCTCGGTTGAGGCGCGCAACCCGGAAGACCGCGAGCGCGAGATCTATGAGATCTACTGCGAGCTCGACATTCCCGGCTTTGAGCACAAATACAAGGGCCAGATTACCGGCCTCGAAATCCCGTATCGCGTCACCATCGACGTGTCGTCGCGGGAAATCCTGTCAATAGTCCGCAACTACGACGAGCCGACCGGCGACGAGGGCGACGTGCTCCCTGAGGCGCGGCAGAACTTCGTCAAATACACTTTCGTCCCCGGCATGGGGTTCTACGATATCGGCTTGCTGCACATCCTCGGCAACACGACGAACGCCGTCACCGCCGCGTGGCGCGAGATGCTCGACGCCGGCATGTATGCGAACTTCCCCGGCTTCCTCATGGCCGACACAGGCGCCCGGCAGAACACCAACATCTTCCGCGTGCCGCCCGGCGGCGGGGCGCTGGTGAAGACCGGCGGCTTGCCAATCAATCAGGCGATCATGCCGCTCCCCTACAAGGAGCCGGGCGGCGCGATGATGACGCTCGTTAGCAACATGGTCGAGACCGGGCAGCGCGTTGGCGGAACCGCTGAGCTTGCCGTTGGCGAGGGGCGGCAGGACGCGCCGGTTGGCACGACCATCGCGCTGATTGATCAGGCGACCAAGGTTATGAACGCCGTCCACAAGCGCATGCACGCGTCGCAGTCTGAAGAGTTCCAGCTAATGCTTCGCTGCTTCCGCGAGCATCCTGATAGTTTCTGGAAAAAGTTGCGCGGGCCGTCGCTGCAATGGAACGAGAGCGTCTTCAACCAGGCCGTAAACAATTACGAGCTTGTGCCGCAAGCGGACCCGAACACGGCGAGCCACACGCAGCGCGTCATGAAGGTAATGGCGCTTAAGCAGCTTCAGACGGCCAACCCGGGCATGTATGACGCCGTCGCCATTGACCGCGCCGCCATGCGGGCGATGGGCTGGAGCAACCCGGAACAATTCATCGCCGCCCCGACGCCGCAGGTCCCGCCGCCCGAAGCACAGGCCAAGATGGCAGAACTGCAGATCAAGAAGCAGGAAGCCGACACGAAGCAGATGTTGGCGCAGGCTGAAGTAGCCAAGATACAGAGCGAGATCGGCGGCCAAGGCGATGGGGGCGCGCAGCTTGATCCCAACAAGCTGATCGAAATCCAGATGAAGCAGGCCGAGATCAAGCAGAAGGAAATGGACCTGCAATTAAAGCGCATGGAGCTTGAGCAGGCGATGCGGCAATCTGGCCTGGATATGCAGATGCAGCAGATTAACGTCGATGCCAAGATGCGCCAGAACCTGATCGACCAGAAAGACAATGAGCTCGACAACTGGAACCGCCAGAAGGACCGCGAGAGCTCTGAGCGCATTGCAGCCGTGAGGCTGGCGCAGGACGTTATGAAGACGCCTAACGGCTACAACGTGATGAACAAAATTCTAAGCCCCGACCTGCTCAAAACGCTTGAGAGCAGAGAAGAGGTGCCGCCCCCGAGCCTTTCCGGCATGGAGTAAGTAGATGCCCAAGAACGCGCGTAAGGCTCCGGTAAAGCTGCTCGAAGACCAGTATCCGACGCATTATCTCCCGCATGTTGGGCGACAGGTGATGCAAGATGGCGGGACGCCAATTGAAAGCCTGCCTGACTTTGCTCGCATGGATATGGAGCAGAAGGCGATTGACCGCGCCGCTGAGGCGATGAGCGCGCAGAGAGCAGAGCAACCGGCGCGTAGGGTCGAAGCAGAGTTAAGGCCGGGGCCGGAGCAGTCTTTCTGGGAAAAGACGCGAGATAAATTGCTGGGGCTCGATTATGGACGCCCATCGCCTGAGCGCCGGCAATTTGTTGAGGGGCTTGGCCACGCAATTGACGCCGCGCATATGGCGGCATACGCGGCGCCCGCCACGCGCGCCCCGGTTGCTGTTGCAGACTTCGCTTCGTCAATGGCGCAGGGAAGCCCCATAGAAGGGGCGCTTGCTGCATCATTTTTGCCGGGCGGCAAATATGCAAGAATGGCAGGGGCTGCGCTTGCCAGCCAAGCCGATCCAGAAGCTGCGCAAGCATCTTTCTTCGGTGAATTAGCCAAAATGACGCCTGAGGCTCGCCGCGCCTTGGAGCTTGCCCGGGGCGCAATCGCCAAGGGCGCCAAGCCAGCGGAAACATGGGCCGAGCATGGCTGGGGGACAGACCCGTCTGGCGCCATGGTGAGTGAAGTCTCCGACCTGACAGCGAGGTTAAGGCCTGAGGGGCTATCTCGCTTCAGGGCCGGCGAAGACGTAACCATGGGCGACATTTTGTCGCACCCTGACCTGTATGATCTTTATCCTTCGTCCTACTCAACGCGCGTTAGCCCGCTCCACAGGCCGATTAACGAGCGCGGATTTTATAATCATTTACTGGATTATGCTGGCACAAATATGCGTTTGTCTGACCGCGATATTCTTGAAAATCTTCTTCATGAACACACTCATCGCATGCAAAATATTGAGGGCCTGTCGCCGGGCACCGACCCTAAGGTTTTAATGGGCCCGGAAGGCTACGCTCAAACGCTTGAGGAAGAACTTCAGTCTCATGCCAGCGCAAATAAGCTGCGCGAATTGATGGAAAAGTATCCAAGCGTCAAGGGAGATCCTATTGGCGCAAAGGTTCTTGCAACAAATCTTGGGATAAAACTTGGCGGTCAGCCAACCAGATTTATGCATCTTTCTCCCGAGGCGGCGGAAGAAAGAATGCAATCACTCAAGGCTGATATAGAACAAATATATCAAAACGTGCCGTCTGCCCAAGATCAGTATTTGCGTCATTTGGGGGAGTTGACGGCGCGGTTGCCGGGCGAGCGTCTTGAAATGACGGGCGCGCAAAGGCGCGCAGCCTTCCCGTATGATCCGAATTATCCAGTCATCATCAAGGCGCCAAACAAAGACCGTATCCCAAACCAACGCAATCTTGCGTGGGAGAAAGATCGCGAGCGCGCAATTGACATCGCCCGAGAGCTACAGAAGCAGTCGCTGCCAGTGAAGCCGATTGACGAAGTGTCTCAGGCCGAAGAGGATTTGATGCGCGCCGCAATGGAGGCCGAGGCGGCCAAGCGCGGGCGCGCAGAAGGCGGCGCCGTCAAAGACCGCGAAGGTATGGCGGGCGGCGGCAAGATGGCCGGGGTCGAAGCCGCCCTCAGGCTGCTTGGCAAGCTACGCCCCGAGGGCTCCGGCTACGTGCCGCGTGAAGGCTTCCCCGGCGTCGTCAA